GCAAGGATGGCGACAGTGTGGACAAAGCCAAGGTGCGCATAGACAGACTGCTCGACACAAGGCTGACATTGGAGACCACATGCACACCATCGACCTGATCCTGCTCATTGTCGCCGCAGTGTGCTTCGGGCTGGCAGCGTTCGGTGTACCCGCCCGTGTCGCATGGGTGCCACTCGGGCTGTTGGCGTGGGTGCTCGTGCCGCTGATTGCAGCACTGCAGTAGCGCATGGCTAACAAACAGGTGGCAGATATGCCCGCCAGTATTCGCGTCGGCTCAGTCACCTATCGGATCATCATGGACCCAGTGGTGCTCAAGGCGGCCTCAGATGAGGCCAACTTCGGCGACGATAAGGGCGAGTGGATTGCGTTCAGCGACCACAACAAACTCATCATCGGCATCAACCCTGAGCACGCGACAGACGCGAACCGTTTCAGTCTGATCCACGAGATCCTGCACTGCGCCCTACGCCAGTCTGGCGCTCACCCGAACGTCTACGCCGACACCGTCTACGAAGCGCATGACCGAGTCGCAGGCGTCACCGTCGAGGAGTTCACCATCTCTGCGATGACAGGGCCACTGTTCGCCACACTGCGTGACAACCCTGCACTCGTGGCATACCTGACAGGAGCATGACCATGGCAGGACGTAAGCCGCAAACATCGACCCCCAAGGACATGCGACTCAAGGTCAACAAGGCGCCCATGCCCAAACCCAAGGGCAAGAGCAAGTAGTCGATGGGCACAGGATGGCAAGGCACACGCCACATGCCAACCGACTGGGCACGACGCAAGACCACAGTCATGCACAACGCAGGCAACCAATGCCAAGCCATTGAGGGCGGCACACGCTGCCCACTGCCAGCCACTGAGGTCGACCACATCGTGCCCCTTGGTGAAGAGGGCACACATGACATGACCAACCTTGCCGCCCTGTGCCATGACCACCACGCCATCAAGTCCAAGGCAGAGGCAGCACGAGGTAGGGCAAGACAACCACGTGAACGTCGACCACCTGAGGCACACCCTGGCTTGATGTGATTTTGCATTTTTCAATGACACTCGACCCCCTGGCACCCACCCCCCCACCCCTCATCGCCAACACCTAAAGGTGCTGTCGCGGAGGTTGGCTACGGGTCTGGTTCCTTTTCGTCCCACCTCAACCCGCCCGACATGGGCAACCGTTCCCGACATGGGAGGCATCATCATGGCTGGTCGTGGCCCTGCACCGAAGGACCCCCGCAAGCGCGCTCGCACGAATGAGGGACCTGTCCCGTTTCGGATCGTGCCCGTGACACCGACCGGGCAGCCGACGCTTGAGCACCTGATGGGCGAGACGAACCCGCTGACCAATGCCCCATGGTCACGCCCGACGTTGCTCTTATGGGATCAGCTCAAAGACTTCCCGACGACGGCGACGCTGCTCCCTGCACAGTGGTCATCCTTGGCCCGGGCGTTCATGCTCGATGATGCGCTGATCTCTGGCGACGCGAAGATGGCCACTGAGGCGCGACTGCGAATCCAGAAGTATGGGATCGACCCGGACGACCTGACGCGACTTCGGGTGCAGATCGTTGCTGCGGATGAGGCTGAGTCAAAGCCGGTTGCCAAGCCGTCGTCTCGTGCTCGCCGTGGTGGACTCAAGGCGCTGCCGGCGGTCGGGGAATGATTCCCAAGGACGGCTTCTATGTCGTCACCTATCGACCTGCTGGGACCAAGCATTTCGCTGGGATGTCCTTCGAGTGCAACTCGGACGTATGGCAGTTGAGTGGTGGCATTCGAGGCTGGCGCGGCATAGCGGTCGGCTGGATCTACCGACGGCACTGAGGTGCCGTGGAAGCCTGCCGAGCCTGGTGATGTCCCAACCCTCGGCTATGAGGCGATCGACTGGATGATCGCGATGCTCGCCGCGCCCGACCGTGCGGAGTACGAGCCGTTCATCCCGTACCTCGAGCAAGAGGACTTCTTGCTCAGGTTCTACGAGATCGACCCGCGCACTGGGAAGCGCAAGCACCGCCGCGGTGTGTTGTCCCGGCCTCGTGGTTGGGGCAAGTCCCCATTCTTGGGAGCGATGGCAATCCTCGAGGCGCTCGGTCCTGTCGTCCCAGACGGTTGGGACGCTGACGGGCAGCCGGTCGGCAAACCATGGGCGTCGGTTCGCACGCCGCTGGTGCAGGTCCTGGCCGTGTCGGAGAAGCAGACCAAGAACACGTGGGATGCGCTGCTTGAGATGCTGGCGGGTCCGGTCCTTGACGAGTACCCCGGCCTTGAGCCGCTGGACACGTTCGTCAACCTGCCGCGCGGGAAGATCGAGCCGCTGACCAGCTCGGCGCGCACGGTCAAGGGCAACCGGCCTGTGTTCGCAGTCATGGACCAGACTGAGGAGTGGGTCGCCGGCAACGGTGGCCTCAACCTGTTTCAGAAGGTCAAGAACAACACCGCCAAGACAGGCGGCTCGTTCGTTGAGTCGCCTAACGCGTTCATCCCTGGCGAGGGTTCGGTCGCTGAGAACAGCGCCGCGTACTGGGCTTCGATCCAAGAGGGTCGAGCCATGGACGATGGTCTGTACTACGACCACCGCGAGGCGCCGCCGACGACGGACATGTGGGAGCGCGAGTCGCTGATCCTTGGTCTTCGCACGGCCTACGGCGACTCGTCCGGCCATCCTGACGGGTGTCTGTTGCACACGCCGCCTTGTGCGCCTGGGCATGAGGACCTCGATCACATTGTGGCGACGATCTGGGACCCGACGTCGGACGTGCAGGAGTCTCGTAGCGACTTCCTGAACCAGATCACCCACGCCGGTAACTCATGGCTCTCAGCGCCCGAATGGGCAGCCTGTGGGCCACTTAAGGGTGACGAGCCTCGGGTGGTCGACAAGCGCGAGCCGATCACGCTGGGTTTCGACGGTTCCCGTTCTCGGACTCGTGGCAAGACTGACGCGACCGCGCTAGTGGGTTGCACTGTCCGCGACGGGCACGTGTTCCTGATCCAAGCATGGGAGCACCCCGACGACGTGGATCAGTGGCAGGTCCCGACCGTTGAGGTTGAGGCCAAGGTCCGCGAGACGATGGCCAGCTTCAATGTGGTCGGCTTCTACGCCGACCCCGCGAAGTGGGAGTCATACGTTGTGGACTGGGAAGCCCGCTACGGCAAGAAGCTGAAGGTCGGACGGCCGGCGCACCCGATCGAGTGGTGGATGACTGGAGGCCGTTCTGGCCTGGTGGCTAAGGCGCTTGAGCAGTTTCACACGGCGGTCGTTGAGGGCGAGATGACCCATAGCGGGTCTTCGATCCTGACGCGGCACATCTTGAACTCGCGACGCAAGATCCGCAACGGCACGTTGCAGATCGCCAAGAAACACCCCGAATCCGAGGACAAGATCGACGCTGCTGTCGCTGCCGTTCTGGCGTGGCAGGCCCGACTCGACGCCGTTGCCAAGGGCATCGGAGCGAAAAAGACGGCGAGCGCACCCAAGCGCATCAGATGACCATGACAGGAGGCTCGACCGATGGCGATGTCTCCCGATCAGTGGCTCGACCGGCTCGCGATGGCGATGGACAACCGCGCCCCAAGGCTGAAGAACCTTCGCCGGTACATGGACGGAGACGCGCCGCTGCCTGAGGGTGCTGAGGGTGTCCGGGAGGCGTACAAGGAGTTTCAGCACAAGTCGCGGACGAACTTCGGCGAGCTGATTACTGACGCGGTGGCTGAGCGGATGATCCCGTCGGGGTTCACTCTTGGCGGCAAGACAGAGGACAACGACCAGTTGCGTGCGATCTGGACGCGGAACCGGTTGCAGATCGGTGTCGCTGACATTGTGCGCGAGATGGTCGGGCTCTCAGCCGGTTACATGATGGTCAGTCAGCGTGCGGACATGAAGGCCCGGATTACATGTGAGCGCCCTGAGCAGGTCATCACTGAGCAGGATGCCCAGTTCCCTGACGACGTGCGCGCCGGGTTGAAGGTGTACCGCGACCCAGTTGAAGGTTTCGACGTCGCGTTCATGCACATCCCGGGCGAGGTTCACACGTACTTTCGCCCGTTGCATGACTCTTTCGGGCGCCCTCAGCCGTTGCTGCACATTCAGGGCGGTTGGACCTACAGCGGCATGGAGCCGACTGGTCTGAACTTCGTTCCAATCTTCCCGTTCTTGAACAGGGGCGGCCTGGGCGAGTTCGAGTCTCACACTGACGTGTTGGATCGGATCAACTGGAACATCCTTCAGCGGCTGGTCATCACAGCCATGCAGGCGTACCGACAGAGGGCCACTTTGGGCGACCTGCCGACCGAGGATCAAGACGGCAACGAGATCGACTACGCGGAGATGTTCAAGCCGGGCCCGGGTGCACTGTGGCAGCTCCCTGATGGCGTCACATTGTGGGAGTCGGGCACGACTGACATCTCCGCGATCCTGAACGCGAACAAGGACGACATCGGGCACCTTGCCGCGGTGACCCGGACGCCTCTGCCGACGCTGATCCCCGGCGGGCAGAACCAGACCGCTGAGGGTGCTGCGTTCGCCAAGGAAGGTCTGATCTTCAAGTCGCAGGACCGTGTGGAGCGGGCGAAGGCTGTTCTGGCGCGGGTGATGGGGGCGGCGCTGGCGATTGAGACCGGCAAGGACACGCCTGTCGATGGCGTGGAGTCGCTGTGGTTCCCGGTGGAGCGCCAGTCCCTCACGGAGCGCGCGGACGCCGCGAGCAAGGCCCATGACCTGCCGTGGCGGACCCGAATGCAGAAGATCTGGCAGTTCTCCGATGACGAGATTGACGAGATGGAGATCATGCGCGCGGAGGACATGCTCAACGCCTCGCTGATGAGCCCGCCTCCGACGATGGTCACCGAGCGGCTCTCGGCTGCGATCCCACCGCCTCCTGCGGACGTGGAAGCGGCCAAGGCTGCCGGTACGCCACAGGCCAGTCCTGCGAAGGCCGGCGCCGGTGTCAGCCAACCTTACTAGGCTTGATGCGGCTCGCACGGACGCTTACGCGAGGCAGGCTGCGGCAGTCCGTTCCCGAGTGCAGGCGTTCGCGTCGGCCAGGTTCGCTGCCGGTCAGTACCGGGATGCGGATCTGGCCCGGTTCGTCAGCCAGGTCTCGCCGATCGTGCTGGCTGGTCGGAAACAGACCGCAGCGCTGACTGACGCGTACCTGTCGCAGGTGATGCGGTCGGCTGGGATCACGATCCCGGTCCACAAGCCGGTGGACACTGCGGCGCTGCGTGGCGTGGACGTGACCGACGTGTACGCGCGCCCGTATCAGACTGTCTGGACGAAGTTGTCTGATGGTCTGACGTTCGATGCGGCGGTCAACGCGGGTGCGTCCCGGCTGATTGACCTTGTGGCCACGGACATGCAGATGGCTCGGACCTACACGTCGCAGAACGTCCTCTCGCGATCCAGCGTGACCGGATACATGCGGGTTCCATCTGGAAACAACCCGTGCGCGTTGTGCGAGATCGCGAGCACGCAGGTCTATCACTCATCCGAGTTGATGCCGATCCACCCCGGCTGTGCTTGTACCGAGGAACCTGTCACCGAGGACAACCCTTGGGACCAAGCCTCGGCTGACCAGCGCCTTCAGGACACTCACGCGGCGGTCTTCGACCGGCTCGGCGTGGCTGACTCGGGTGGTCGCGATGTCGGTCTGGGCAAGGTCGATTCCAGCGGCAAGTCCATCTCTGACTACACGGCGCTCGTCGCCGTTCGTGACCACGGCGAGATCGGCCCGATGCTCGTCCGCGCTGGCGATCACTTCACTGGCCCGAACGCCCTCAAATAAGGAGATCCGCAATGGCCATGAGTCCCGCTGACAAGACGTACCTGACCGCGATGATCGCGTGCGAGAAGCAGTGCATTCAGGTTGCGAAGACCTACCTTGCGGCCGGTCCTGGGGATCGCAACGCGAACCTGTCCGAGATGGCCCGCACGGAACTCAAGGACGACACCACCGAGATGGCGCAGATGACTTCGATGCTGGGCGCTCAGCCGATGCCCGCCAAGTCAGGGATGTAGCACTCTCCCTCCACAGATTTCCTCGCGCTAGACGCGGGGAGCGCCCGCATGGGCAAAACCAAACCCCCGAATGGGAGCGAACATGTCCGACACCACCGATAGCACCGACACCACCACTGCTGACGCCACGACGACCGACACCACCACGACTGACGCAACCCAGACCGCAACCTCTGACGCCGCCAAGGCAGACGAGAAGGACTGGGAAGCCGAAAGCGTCAAGTGGAAAGCGTTCGCCAGGAAACACGAAGACGCAGCGAAGGCAAATGCCGACAAGGCCAAGCGCTTCGATGAGTTCGAGGAGTCGCAGAAGACCGAGCAGCAGAGGCTCGCCGATCGGGCGGCCACTGCGGAAGCCAAGGTTGTCGAGATCGAGGCTCGCGCGTTGCGTGCCGAAGTCGCTGCCGCCAAAGGCATCCCCGCGGCGCTGCTTGCCGGCTCAACCCAAGAGGAA